TGATTACTTGGAGTAGCAGCGTTTTCTTGTGGTGCTGCTGGAACATTTGGTGTTTTTGGAGGTGGTTCAATGCCACGATAAATTCTATCTTCTATTTCTTTCTTTTTATTATCTGATGCAATTTTAGCTGCATTTCTTTCTACTTGTTTTGCAGTTGTTATAGTTTGTAGCGATTTATATTCTTGATCATTAAGAACAGATGGTACGTTTGGATCAGTGCTGCTAGTACTAAGATTTTTTCTTTTTCTAAGGTCTGATAATCTATTTTGCGATTCCTCAACTTCTTTTTGTAATGCTTGAAATCTTTTGTATTCGTCAGAGTTATTCCATTCAGTTGCTGCTTGTTGAGCTTGAGAAGGAGACATATATTAACCTCTTAAATAATTAATAACCAAATTTAATGGTTTTGGAATCAATATGATATCGCCAATTTTAACATGTGATTCGGTTGGCTTTTGATTAAATTTTGCAATAACCCACCAATCTTTTGAATCTCCATAAAATCTATATGCTAGTTTATAGTATCTATCGCCCATAGACCAAACATATGTAAGAATATCTAATCTAGCCATTTGTTCGCTGTCTGGATAAATAAAATTAGGAGTTTCATAAGAATTTATGAATTTTACATTTCTTTCTTTAAAGAAATTTGAATATAAATCAAGATCATTTTTAAATATTTGTCTATTATTGTATCTATTAATCATAAAATTTTTTATTCCGGGTTAACATTAATATCAAACGTCCTAGAACTAGTATTAGTATCACCGGATATAACTGCTCCTTTAACAGTTTTGCCGCTTCTTATTAATTCATATAATTTTGCCTGTAATTCTTTAGCTTTATTAGTGTTGCTATTTAATGCTGCGTTAACTTCTTCTACACTGGTGCCAAAAAGAAATGTATCATTATCAGAATCAAAACCAATTGGTCTAGAAAGAATAGGAGGAGTGTCTCTTATATTTTCATTCAATTCTCTTCTTCTAGCACGTAAAATTGTTGCATCTAATTGATTAATAGCTGTGGGTTCTTGTTGATTACGTCTTTGAGCACTAGCAAGAGTGCTTTCTACAAATTGCTGCTCTTGTGCTTGTTCTAAATATTTTGCTAGTGAAGCATTTCTAGTTTCAAAACCTTTTAATGATTCATTATTTAAAGCTATAGGTATGAGACTATCAAGATTATAGGGAAAATTTAAATCACCTATTCTAGATTGATGTTGAACATTTCTTCCAAGAGGTTGTTCATGCAAAACAGTAAATGCTAAAGAAGCTTTATATAATTTAGGATATATTTCTTCTGATGTATTAAAAACACCCACCGTAAAATCTGGATTAAATGTAAAACCGGCATCAAAATAACATAATAAACCTTGTTTATTTACTGCATTAGTAATTAAATTAGCATATTTAATTCTAAAAAGTGGTGGAGAGGCAATTGTGGCAGTTCCATTTTTGTTTGTATCGTTATATACCGGATATAATCCAGAAATTAATTTAGAAATACTAATAAAATTATTTCTGGCTTCAAGGATATCTGCGTTTGGAACATCAATTTCTAAAGTAATTTTTCTAGAGGTATTTTGAAAAGTTGCTATTGGATCCATTTTACCAAAAACATTTTCTGATTTCCAATTAGATGTATATGAATCACTAAAGTTAGTAACATAGGCTTTAAATATAAAAGATTCATTTAAAGTGTAAGAATAAATTTCTATTTGATCGGTTGACATATATTATGGCTCCTAATCAGCATTCACGCCATTCATTAAGTTAGAAGCTGGTTTATTACCAGTGTTTGTTTTAATTTTAGAAGCTATTTCTTTACTATCTAAGAATACTTGAACTTGTATATTCGGTTGACCTTGTTTTGTAGTATTATTATTTGTTACGCTTTGAGAGTTAGAAATGGTAGATATTTCTCTTATAAAGTCTTTAGAAATATTAACTTTTTCTGTAGTTACAGTAGCTGCAGCATTTAAAACTTTAGCAACAGAGTTGGTACTATCAACAAACGCCGTTACATCTCCTTGAGGAAGGAGAATAGAATCACTAACAGCTTTTAAATTAGTAGTAAAATTACCAGATGCGTTTACTGAAATGCCATTTAAAGCCGTTTTAAGAACTCCTAATTGCGTGACCAATGATTTAATATTGTTAACCATTTCTATAAATACTTGATTTACATTTTGCATATGGATCATTACACCGCCAACTTCAGAAAATATATCCATTGCTTCTTTTATATCTGCTTTCTTGTCAGCCAATGATTTAATTGAATTAACAAATTGAGCCATTCCATTTCCAGCTAAAAATATACCTGCTCCTATTAATGCAACACCAACGCCTATTGCTAATAAAACTCCAGCGGCTATTGAACCGGGAACAGCTAACTTTACCATAGCAAAAACAAATATAGCAAAAACAACAAGAAAAGCAAGCAAAGTTACTGCGACTGTGCCAGTTTGTTCTCCTAATCCCTTAAAAGATTCTACTAGCATTGATAAACCAACAGCAGCTAACCCTATGCCAGCTCCTATAAATGTAACCGCTAAACCAAGAGCCATTAAAGCAGCAGCTATAGAAAATATTGCTGCACTGGCAGCAATTAAACCACCTGCTACTTTAGGATTTCCTACAGCAGTACCTATAGCTGTTAAACCGGTTGAAATTGCTGTAGTTATGGCCGTTATTGAAGCAGCGATACCGGGACTAGCTGCAGCGCTTTTTGTGGCAAACGATAATATTGCAACACCGGCAGAAACGATTGGTGCCACCAAAGATAAGAAAACAAACCCCAATACTGGAACTATGGTTAAGAGTAACAATACAGGCACTAACATCCCATGCCATTCTCTATTTGTTTTAGCTATCGATGTAACAGCTGTTTTAAGAGCATCAAGAACAGGAATTAAGAATATAACTATTTCATTGTATACGCTTGCCAATTGTTTGCCTATATCTGCAGCGTGTTCCATAGCCTCATTTAATTTTGCTTGTGTTGCTTCTGTTTTCATTTGTTCAATACGCATATCTGCGGTAGAAGTATTAAAAAACTTTGCAGCATCACCAGCGCTTTTAAATCCTAAAGATTGAGCTATGCTTTTTTGAGTGGCACGATCCATATCTGCAAATTGTCTACCAGATAAATCAAAGCCTTGTTTAATTAAATCTATACGCTCTTGTTCATTGGCTTGTACTAATTCAAGAGAATTTAAATAATTATCACCTAAAATTGAATTTAAAACTGCTGCTTTTTGTGCTGCACCTTCAAAAGTATCAAAGCCCTCTGCTAGAGATACAAGATCACCAATTGCCATACCAAGGGATTTAGCTTGTTTTTCTAATCCATAAAATATATCATGAGCTTTTTTACCGTTTGCAGCTAATTGTGGCATAACAGCGGTAAAATCTTTAATCATTGCTGCTGGTGCCATGCCAATACCCTTTGCGGTCTTAGCCATTGTTTCCATAGCGGCACCAGCATCTTGTCCAGCAATATTTAAAGTTTTAGTAAAAATATCAAAAACAGCACCCGATTCTGCGGCACTAACATTTAAATTTTCAAATTTTGCCGCAGTTGCAGCTAAACTACTTTGTACTTGAGGAGTTTGATTAGTAAAACTAATCATGCTTGTTACTAAAGCACCATTTGTCCTTGTTAAATCTGCAACTCCAACACCATATTGTTCTAATCCCCTTACATCGGCTGGTTTAACAATATCTTTAGCTATCATACCAGTTGTTTTGGCAAATTCCTGATTGGCAGCTACAATAGACATTAATTGACTTTTAATAGTTTCATAGGCACCAGAAAGAGTAAAGGTTTTTACAATTTGACTATTCTGTATATCATTGACAAAGGAGCGTCCAACTTCTGATATCCTATCCATAGCTCTTTTTTGAGCTTCAAGACCTTTAAGATTTTTTTCTTGTCCTACTATTTGTTTTTTAAGCGCCTCGTCATCTTGATTGGCAAGATCATATAATTCTTTAAGTTTTTTACGTTTCTCTTCAAGATGATCTCTTTCTGCTTTATTAAGAGTCACCAGATTCAATGAATCAAGATAGAACTCATGATTAATATCTAAAAGCTCTTTTTCAATTGCTGGTAAATTTTGTCTAGCCTGTAAAATATCATTATATGTTTTTACAGAATCATCCAAAACTTGTTTTTGTTTAATTAATTCATCTTTAAATTTTGCTGCTCTTGAACCAAGTCTATTAAAAATAATATCCAAATTTTCTTCTGTAGTTAGAGTATTGGAACGAACTTTATCTATTTCTGCTAATATATTTAAAAGATCTTTATAGCTTTGAGAATTATTTGAATTATTTGGATTATTTGGATTGTTTGGATTTTGAGCCATAATATTTTACCTATTAATACTATAAATAGTAAGCAAAAAAAAAGTGAGCAGCGTAGCTGCTCACCTATTATTTTCTACTAGCTTTTTTTAGTTCATCTGATTCTTTTTTAAGTTGTTCTGATAGTTTATCAACAAACCATTTTCTCAAACCTATTGGCAAATTATAGCTTTCAAAAAGGCTAAACCCACCATAATATTTTAAATAAAAAAACTGTTCATATATATTTTCTTGATATTCACTACTTAAACCAAAAAAAGTCTGCAGTCAGCGGAACCTCCATAGTTGTTTCATAGTCACATTTTGAACATACAAAAGTATGATTTAAATCAACATTTGGAACTGTTTGTTGATAAGCATTACGCAGATATTTAGCATCAGAAGCAGGCATAGCTTCAACGGCTTTGGTAATAACATCTTTATCAGTAACCTGTTGAATACTGACAATCATCATTCTTAATTGTTCGATAAGTAAACTATCGTTACCTGCAGAAGATTTCTTTTTAACTTCTGAAATTCTTAGCAATTCTTTTTCATCATACCCGTTTAACGCTCTACAAACAACATTCCACTTGGTGCTTGGTAAGGTAAAAGCGAAAGTTCCATCTTCATTAAAAGAAGTTGATACTTCTACTCGATCTTCAACAGCTTTTTCTAATTTTTCATTTAAATCAAAAGAATTTTTAACTTTTTCGTAACACGAAGGACAAGTAACCTGTGTTAAATATTTATTGCCATATGCTGAAATTCTGGCTGCTACAAGAATTGCATTTCTATCTTCTGTGGTTAAAGTATCGGTGTTAATATTTTTATCAAAAACAAGTGCTTGTATTAATTTATCTAACACAACTCCTTTTTTAAGGAGATTTCTAGAAGAAAGTATATCTTCTTCTTTAGCTGTCATTTGCTTTATTTCTATACTATCTTTTTTATATAGTGGATGATGCGGTGGATACAAAAGCCCTTTAGATGGCAACAGAACAACTTCTGTTGGATTCATAAATTCCAACGGTGCCGATATACCCACTTGTTGTATCTGTGGTGTAGAATCCTGTCTAGGAAGATTGGTTCCTAGTCTTTCTTCATTATTTCTCATTGTAACCTACGCTTTCTTATTGTTATGTATCAAGTCCATCTTTTGAATCTACTGTTGCATAATCATAATTTATAGTAAATGCAACTTCTACAATTTCTTCACTCGCATAATCTAGTTTACCATAATCTATATTGGTTATAAAAGGATTAATTAGTGTCCATACTTCGGCTTCACGACCAGCGCCATCTATTTGAATTAACTGAAGGGAAAAACCAAATGGCAAAGAAGAAAATGTTTTAGTTATACCCGGATTTAATGTGTCTATGTTTTTAGCAACATTTGTAGGTTCAGTTGTTTCTCCACTAGCTTTAGCTGCTTGCTGTGTTCCGTTATTAGGTTGATAGCCACCGACTTTCATTATAAAGTTTTGTAAAACACTTGGTAAAGAAAGTTCTCCTTTGCGACTTCTAACAGAAGCCATTTTTACATTAATAGGTTTCCATTTTAAAATACCGGGATACTTATGAACACTGTTTAATAATATATGCTCAGTGACATTAATATCAAATGAAGGTTTATCACAGCTTTTTAAAGCAAATTGATTAGCGTTTAAACCTTCATCAGTGAAATTAATATACCATCTATATTGCCTTAATGGTTCAGGATTTAGTTCATTCCAAAAAGACATATAAAATTAACTTTTTTATTAACTCTTAAGTGTCTCTAGAAGCGCCAGTAGAAGCACCAGAACCATCTTGAGCGTTTTGTTTTAATTCTGCGCTATCATATCTAATTGTGCATTGGATATCAACTATTTCTTCGCTTGCATAATCAAGAGCACCGAATTGAACACTTGTAAAGAAAGGTTTTTTTAATATCCATTGTTCTATTTCTATACCAGCGGAATCTATTTGGTAAATTCTTATAGAATCACCTATGGCTTTATTAAAATTAGATTTGCTTATTGTTTTTTGATCTGTATACTGGGAAGGATACTGATATCCAGCTTTTAATAAAACGTTATATAAAACATCGTCTACAGATGGTTTAAGAGCAGCAGCGATAGTCATATTTATGCTTTCCCACTCAAGACGACCGGGATAATAATAAAAATGGTTAAGATATTTATGAGTTATTTCATTAACTTTAGCTTTTGGTTTATCAACTTTTTTAAGAGCATATCTGACACCATCTAAAGTTGGACTGTCAATTGCTGCTGCTGTTGTTCCGCCAAATACCATATACCATCTAAATTGTCTTAAAGGTTCACCTGCAGAATTCCAAAATGCCATTTTATTTTCTCCTAAATTCCTTTATAATATATAGT